GTAAGGTGTCTGTTTCTCTTCAGTAATGTCAATATCCTCCGCAGCATATTCAAAAGTATCGACTTCCAAAGTTTGCTTTGTTGAAGTTTTCGTCTCGAAATCAATATCGCTGTGAGGCGTATAAGTTCCAATTTGAGGGTTAGACAGTATTGGCCTGTGAGCCTTTCTGCCATCTTCACGGATTAAATTTTCTAAGGATTGATTTGCTAAATAAACCGCACTGTTCGTTACAAACAGGTCGACTTGCAAATCTCCCCAAAATTCTTTTCTTGCGTCATCCATTTTTTATTTCACCTCCCTTCCTGTAAACTAATTAACAACTATAAATAAGTTGACTTTTTAATTTAAGAGAGATTGAGATTTATGGGAAAAATTTACTTTTGACCTTCTTCGTATTTACGCTTCGCTGCTTTTGCCTCTTTCCAGTCTTTTCGTCCTTTTTTAGTGTCAAGTTTAAAGTTTGCTGGGTCGAGTGGCTTTGCTGGGTCGTAAGTACTAGGTGTATATTTTCCCCTACTTTTGCCTTTAGGAATTGCGGATTTGATTCGTTCTTCCTTTTCAACTTCCTCTATCTTTGAAGCGATATAAGGATGTTTGGCGGCCTCTCTTATGGAGATACCTTTTAATTTTGCGATGTCTTGTATTTCGGTTTTGACTTCATCGGGCAAACTGAGGCTTTCTAAATCTCTTTTTGCTTCTCTTTCGTCTAAACGTTTATCAATATCTTCATCTGATAAAATTTTTGGTTCTCCGTCTTTGGGGGGTTTCCCATCCTTAGGTATTTCCTTTGGTTTTTCTGTTTTCTTGGTTGCTTTTTCTCTCCAGTTTATCTTTTGCTTAATGGCTCCAGATAATCTTTCTCGTGAGGCAAGCTCCCTTTTGAGTAGTTTGTCGAAAAGTTCTGGTTCGTCTTCGGGATCAACCCCAAGGTCCTCAGCCATTTTCTTTTTAACTTCCTCTTCTTTAACTTCAGATAATGCTTCCTCCTCGGATTCTTTCTCCTCAGGAGTAATTATATCTTCTTGGTCTTTTTTCTTGTCTTCGTCCATAGGACTTCAATTATTTTTTGCCCATAGGGCTTGCTAACAGCAATGTTTTCTTTAGTATAGCATAAGCTATAAAAAATCAAATCAAGTATTGATTATACCTCCACACTGAGGACATTTAATACTTGGTTTCATTTCAACTAATTCAATCTTGTAACCTTCTCGGTCTTTGGAAAACTCTTTTGCGTATTTAGCAAAATTTTTACCATGAACGTCAAAAGTATATCTTCGAACTTCATGTCCTTTATTGCGAATAATCGCAGTATTTATTTTTCCTTTTGACTCTTCTACTTCAGGGGATTCGTCTTCTACTAAATTTTCAGGATTTGGTTTAACTACTTCTACATTTTTTGCAGCCACAATTGACTCTGTTAAGTTCTTCTTTGACACACCAATATACTTCAGTCCCAATCCTTTTGCTTCTTCTTGTAAATCCTTATAGGCACTCATTGGCTTAATTTAATCTTATTAAAGCTAGTTTGTCAAGTCTTCCACAACAATAGGCAAAATACTTGACATTTGTTTTGCTGAGATGCCCTCAGGAACATCTTTAAGCATGACTTGATACAATTCAATTTCAACTTTCTCTTCTAATAGTAACTGGAACTCTTTCAATTGTTTTTCTCTATTGTCAATCGCTTTTTTGTGTTTCTTTTTAAGAGTTTTAAATTTACTATCAAAAGCCCTTTGGTCCTTGATAACAAATTTTGAAACACCACCCTCTACTTTTTGTTGTGGCTTACCATCAACCTTTACAGCATATTTTTCAGCAAGAGGCTGTCTCTCATTTTCATAAGCTTCAAAATCAGGTTTTAGACTAAAACCTTTTTGAAGGGCAGTAACCTCTGACTTTAATTTAGAAATATTCCTAGAAACAGCGTAGGCAAATTTAACACCACTCAAATGTCCAACTGCGTGTAGTCCGTTGTTTAAATCAACAACTTCCTGATTTGTTATTTTTATTTTTACCATAAGGTCAATTTATCAGAATCCATATTTTTTTGCAACTTTTTTTCTTTTCATTTTACGTATTCTCCTCAATTTTTCAAGAGGATTTGGACTTTGTGCATTTTTAATTGCATTATCAAGCCAAGTCTTAATTTGTAACTTCGTATGTTCATTGCCCATTTTACAAACCTACTTTAGATTTCACATCTCTAATTTCTTGTGCTGTAGGTTCACGTTTCTCTTTAAAATTAAAGAATGGCTCTAAAATTCCTTGTAAAAGTGAAATTGCCATTGCTCGTGCCCTAACTGTCTCTCCTGCCTTCATCGTACTTACATTTTTTAGCCCATCAATAGAATTTAGTTTATCTATCTCCTCCAAAACAAATTTCTGAAATACTTGGAAACGACTATCTGCCTTTAAAGCCTTAATCAATTCTTCGTTCATGTCAATTATTGTAACATAGCCTATTACAAGCCATGTCTCTTGGCAACATTTGATGCTCTTTCGGATCTTTCAGCCCTAATTCTGGCACGCCGCTGGTCATCAACTGGTGTCTCTGCGATTTCATTCTGCATAGCAAGAGCGTCAGGCACGTCATCATGAGCACCTTTTGGAAAAACTATCAGTTCATCTTCCAAGTCCTTACAATCTCCATCAATATGATAAATACCGCCATTTGAGTACCTTGGGATAAGACCTCTAATTCTCACTTCTTTTTGAGTGGCCGGTTGCTTTATTGGTACAATATTTGGGAATTTATTGCGTTTTACACAGGCATCTTTATAAAAAGGTTCAACTGCCTTCAAATAAACTGTCTCCTCTATTCCAATTTTCTCAAAACCCTCATCATGCAACTTAAAAATATGTTCTAGTAATTCTTTAGAATCAAAGTGTACCCCCATTGCCTTAATGTTCCATTTATTCTGTTTATCTATATAATTTCTAACAATTCCAGTATTGTCATTTTCTATCCCCTTACCACCTGGATCAATGGTGGCAAACTTCCTTGTATCTAATGCTTCAACCTCATTCCAAGACCTTTTTAAAAACCACTCTTCCTTGAACTCCTGATTTTCTGAGGTGATAGGATTACATTGATACAGTGCCGCAAATTCATAAGGTCCAAGGGTGGTTTCATTTTTTCTTAATTTACTTATCGGAAATTTTGCTGGCCACAATGCTTCACCTTTTTTTCTAAAATCCTCATCTTTAGTAGCAATTGATGGGAACTCAATCAATATCCATTTATCATATTCCTCTTCATTATTAGCCTCATCTTCCTTTTGTTTTGTGAGAAGTCTACCAATAAGATCATCTGTATGCCAACGAGTACCGATAACAATAATGGCAGTAACACCCTCTTGTCTAGTATAGAAAGTTGATCTATACCAGTCCCAACGTGAATCTCTAATGGTATCTGACTCAGCCTCCTCTCTGTTTTTGAAAATATCATCAACAATTCCTATCTTAAAACCCTTACCAGTAATTGCACCACCTGCACCAGCAGCCATATATCCACCACCCTCTTTAGTCATCCATTTTCCTTTTGCTTGACTATCTGGCCTCAACCTAGTACCAAATATTTCTTGATAAGACGGAGACTGCATAATTTCCCTAGTGCCTTGGCCAAAGTCAACCGCCAAATCACCAGAATAAGAAGCAACCATCACTGGCCACTCTGGGTGCTTACCTAGCATCCACGCCGGGAATTTCATCGTAGCTAATTCAGATTTTCCATGCCTAGGAGGAACAGTAAGAATTACCCTTGCGTCTTCACCATTCTCAATTTTTTTAAGAACAGACTGAAAAACAACCGCCATTGTTTCGTGAAACCAAGTATCTTGATATCTTGTGTCAGTTGCAATTGAAAAATCAATCAGACTTTTTTGAGCCTGATGTACCACCATCATTGATTTTTCTTCTATTGATACGGTCTGCGATTTTGTCGATTTGGTCATCATTAAAATTACTGTCTAATGGTTTGTCACCACTGGTTGCATCGAACCTATCTCTCATCCCATGGTTGTTAGAGAGAATGAGTTTGGCAATTGTAGGATTATAGTTACCAGACAAACCCATGTCTATCAGTCTAGTTTTTTGTTCAGCCTTGATTTTATCAAGAGCTTTTCTAAAATCTGTATGTTGCTTTGCCCAATTATACAAAGTTTTTTTAGAAAAACCTATGTATTTAGCAAAACCTTCGATTGTTGGAAGGTTAACTTTGAACCTAGTGCCATAAACAACCTGTTGTTTCTTTTTGTTACTTTTTAGGGTTGTGGCATTTTTCTTTATAATATACGGAACATTTCTATCTTTTCTTGAACTAAGATATCTGTCAGCTTCTTCAATGTATTTTG